GTTTCTGCCAATAGAAATAAACTTATTATTTGTCCCACATATTGAAACTGTAGCAGGTTGTCTAACATCTACATTACAATTAATAGTAGCTGTTCCATTTGCTCCATTAAACGTAGGTGGAATTATAACTTGATATTGTATTGTGTGCGTTGTGTCTGTTGCTACTGTTGTTAATGCAGGACTAGGTGGTGTAAAACTGTCTACATATTTATTACTTGCATCGTCTTGTGCTGTACTACCTAAACTAATTGACCCATCCTTACTTATTTGTTGATTAGTTAATGCTGCTATTGAACAAGTATAGGTTGGTGCTGTTGTTCCTGCTTGTGTAAGTTCTTTCTCACAAAATATAAAAGCACCTGCATTACTATAACCATTAGGTACTTTCATTTTAAAAAACAAATCTATAGGTCTTGAACTTGAACCTGTATTTGCACTACCTGTATTTTCAGGACTAAGCAATGCACCACCGTTAGTTAAAGAAACACCTTCAATACCTGCTGCTGAAGATGGTCTAGTAATATCTCCATTAGCTGCTATAGAGCCACCTGACAATGCAGGATTAACTGGTGACGTACAACTCCACGCATCAGGAGTAGTTACTGTAACTGCTATTGCTTGAGTAGCTTCACAAGTAGTCGGATAACTATTATCTCTTCCTATTGCGTATAACGTTGCTGTTCCTCCTATATTATTTGTAGTTAATGTTAAAGTACTTCCACTTAATGCTGTAGTAATTAACAAAGGGTTTGTGTTGTTTATATCGTAAGTTGTCTCGCTAGTAAAATAACCACTAAGGTCAATATCTACAGTTGCTCCATCTACTGCTAAACTTTGTGCAGGAATAGAGCCTGAAGTAGCAGGACCACCACTACAAGGTGCTGTCGGTGCTGTACCTCCACTTGCTCCAGTACCAGGCTGTGTTGTTGTTTGTGGACAAGTAAAATATATATCTGAAGAGTTACTAAATCCTGTAGGAATCGCTATTGTATAAACAACTGTTCTTGAAGTATCACTATTTTCAGGGGGAAACTTATCATTACTAAAGTCACCATCTGTACTAGTTCTTGAAAAAACTGTACCTACTGAGGGAGTAGGGTCAGTAATTATTCCTTGATTGTCTATAGAGAAACCAGTTGTTGAACCTGCAGGAAAAGCTACATTACAATCATAATCAGGCAAAGGAGCAGTAGGCTCTGTGAGGTTTAAATAAAACGGACTTCTTACATTAATCTTTGTACTCATTTTTTAAATACTTTATCTATTGATATTTCAAACTCATTAAACAAATCTTTTTCTAATACTTTTAAATGCTTTTCAAAAGGTTTAGTAAAAAACAAACTTGCCTTTATTCCTTTACTATAAATACTTCTAGCTACTAAAAACTGAATAGACTTTTTAAATCCTGCTGTATCTACTTTTCTAGCAGTAAATTTACCTTTCTGTCTAGGTGCTAATCCTCTTCTAACTATCCATTTATCTAACTTGCTAGGTGGTGGCATCTTATCTGTGTAAGCATATACACTTTTTTTATCATAAGGTTGTTTAGCTGCATCTGAACCACTATAAGGTTTTTTAGCACCTCTAACTCCTTTATCTATAAATTTACCATATTGCTCACCAAGAAAATTTAGTATAAATGTTTTTTCGTTTTCATTTAATTTGTACTTCAAAGAGTTACTCAATCTACCTGAGGAATCCTTATTAGCCTTTTTAAGGTTACTTTTAGCTTCTGATATAACTTTAGACCCAAACTTCTCTAAAGCCTCTCTAATCTCTTCTAATCGCATATTGAGACATCGTTAGAAGTTATTATGTCAAATGTCAATGCCCAACCTGCTACAAGATGCTCAAACCTGTCTGTAAATGGTTCACAATTAGCAATACCTTCTAACTGGTACTGATTTGTAAATAAATCACCTCTTTTGAGTTCTAGCATCAATCTATTCTGCACCTCTAATTGTGTGTTAAGAATATCCTGCTCATTGTTATTACCTACAAATATATCAGTAACATCATCTTTACTTTGATTTACTATATCCATTGACAAAATAGATATATTAAAACTAACAGTATTATCAGGAAAAGAAACATTGTTTACCACTATATGAGACAAAGGAAACATAGTCTGTTTACTTAAGTCTATATCAGTAATATTACCAAAGGTAACTGTATTAACATTTACATCCTCTAGTAATTGATTCTTAATAGTTTGTGTTATTTGATAAAATGCTCTTGTTCCTTGTTGGCTCATTTAAATTCTTTTGCTATTCTTTTTAATTGATTGTATCTCTTCTCATTATAACTTGAATCTGAATTAAATACTCTTCCATAAATAATACCTAGTTCTTCTTCAGAAGTTGATTGATTGTTTATTAAATCATACTCTGCTTCTGTCAAACAATTAGGTAAATGATAAGGGAATATTTCTGCTAATTTCTTAGTCATAGAACAGTTTTTTGTTTCTCCTGTACAAAACTTAGACTCTCGTTTTTCTTTTTTTAACTTTTTCATTTATACATTTTTTTAATTTGCTGTGATTCTAATTCATTTTTTTCTTTCATAAAAGCTAACATTGTCAAGCATTTTAAAGCTGAGAGTTTTGTGATATTTTCAAGTCGTTCAATATCGAAGTTAGCGAGTGCAGCGACTGATTGATACCAACCCCATTTACTTCCAAAGTTTGCAACTGCTCCGAGGTCAGATTCTCCCCCAACGCCTGTTGCGAATAATTCAGGGAAAGACTCAGTAGTTCGTTTCTTAAATTCCAAAAAAAAACCATTGCTCCTAATGGAACATCAAGTGAAACATCTAACATTTTTTCTGCATTGTCAGTTCCTTTGTAATCTTCAATCAAATATCTGTCACCTTTTTTATATTCTACAGGTCTATATAAAATACTCATAGCCTTGTGCATATTTTTCCAAGAACCTAAATAAGTATCAAGGTCAATATATTCTCCTAATGTAATGTCATCTAGTTTAGGTATAAAACCATACTCTACATTGTTTATTTTAAATACAGTTACTAAATCTGTTTCTTGTTCTAATAGTTTATATATGTGATTAGTTATATCTCTAAGGTCATTAAATTTTATTTGTAGTGTCAAGTCTAAATTTACTTTACAAAATATTTCTACTGTCTTTTGCATTAAGAAAGTAGTGTCTTGATTACTTTCTATATTAATTTTGTCAAACTCCATATACTGCCTAAGAGTAATATCTTTTATAGTATCAGGTATCTGTAGATGTAACTTCATATTAGTATAACGTATTTTAAAAAAAGTTTATAAAAAAAAGGACAGCCATAAAGACTGTCCCAAACTTAATCAAACTAAAACAAAATTCCTAGCCTTTTGGATGGTCGGCTAGTAACCAATATTCTTTTTTGCATTTGTCTGAACAAAAGTCATCTTGTTCCTCTAATCGTTCGTTACAATTATCACAACAATAGTTTTCCCTATAATAGTCTATAATATGTTTTGCTATCTCTGACCAGTTAACATCGTTAATAAAAGCAAAAGCATAACTTTCTGCTAATTGGTTATCTGTTTCTAAAAATTGCTCTAGATAGTCTTTAAGATATTGACCAAATTCGTACTGACTAAGATTTTCTATATCTTCTGCCCAATTATCTGTATCTATGTCATCAAATATTTCTAAGTTAACACGCCAAGTAGCGTAGTTAGTCCATCCGTTATATCCTTCTTTTGCCATAGTTTCTAATTAAATAAATTGTTAATACAAAGACTATTGTAATAAGTGTAAAATTTAAATGTGGCTCTCCACAAGTTCCTGTTATGTGCTTTATTAAATCCATCCTAAATCGTATCTTAAATATAATATAATTTCTAAAAATCCATACATACTACCAAAGCTACATAAGTTAAATAATATGCCTAGCAATATATTTTTAGTTGTAAATACTTCTTTTAATATTTGTGTTTCTTTCATAATATAATTATTGGTTAATAAAAAGGGGGTTTCCCCCCTGTGTAATTTAGTCCATTCTACCATACTCAATATGAATGTCACCCTGATGGATTCCTAAACTTACTAAGTAATCTCCTGCTTTATTATAGAATGCTCCACAGCTTACTGAGCCTTGCCAAGGCTGACTACATAATCTTGAACCTTCTACAATCATCTCGAATCCTAAGACACAACTTCCTGAATCTCCATACTCTTCGTTGACTTCTGTTGCAATTTTTTCTAAAGTATTTTTAAATTCTTCTTCAGAAATTCCTCCTTCAAATCTAAATCTATATGGTGTGTTTATATTTCTAAGTATCATAATTTTTATTTTAAGTGATTAATACTTAAAGATATTAAAAATTTGGGATATCACCAAATCTATATCTAGTTTATTGCGTACTTACCAAAGTTAGGTCTAGCTAAAATACTATATGTCCCATAGCGTAGGGCATCAATTAAATGATTGTGTTTATCTTCAGGTGCATTAGTTAACTTACCTGTTTTGTCTGTTATCCATTTATAGTTTCTAAACTCCTGTATTAAATTGTTACTTGTTTTTATTAAATTGAGTTTGTATCTCTTCAATAAATCAATACCTGCTCTTACTGAATCCTGCCCTTTAACACTTGGTCTAATATTCCATCCCATTCTTCTAAGATTATCATTTAGTCTAGGTTCTGCACTATCAGCATATATAGGTTCATTAGTTATATGAAAAGACTTAAAAGACCTATGTATATCTTCTGCTGTCATCATAGTCTTATAAATAAGTTCTTCTGCATATAAATCAAAATCTTTTCTATATATCTTAACCATAGCTGTTGGGTCATTTGTATATCCATAATCTAAGCCATAACTCACAAAGGTTGCATCTTCAGGAATTTTATCTGATTCAACGTATGTAAATATTATTGACTGACTTACACCTCTTTCTCCTAATCCATATACCTGCCAATATTGCTCATCTGTATCTCGTAGCCTTTCAATTTCTTTTATTAGGTTATTATCTAAAAAAGGATTGTCTAAATAAGTTGTTCTATGAAAGTCACAATCTTCTCTAGGTATTAAATCATCATATATCCAATGATACTCGTCTGATGGATTGTAATCTAATATTACTCTTTCTGTTGTTCTTATGTTTAATTGAAAAAAATCTTCCTTAGTAATTTCATTAGCTTCATTAATAAACAACAAATCTCTTTTCCTACCTCTTATTTTTTGTGGCTCATCTAATGATACAAACTCTATTGTATTGCTTAGTAAATTGTATTCGTTAATACTCTTTTGGTGAAACTCTTCGCTGTATAGTTTTTGATTGCCTAGTATCTCAAAAAAGTCTCGCATACTAGAACCTCTTAAACTCGGTCCTGTTTTTCTTGTAATTGTTATAATCTTGTTTCTGTTGTTTAGACAATAACTCATTATTATCCACATCAGGATGTTATAAGTTTTACCTGAACGAGTACCCCCCTGTTCTACAATGAATCTTTGGTCACTTAATTCTAAGTGGTCATAAACATCATTTGTTTGTACGGATAACTTCAATCTCTACTTTTAGTTCTTTATCATCTACTCCTGCTAGTTCGTGTCTTTCTACATAACCTCTTACTTTACCTTTAGTCTTTAAATAAAATATTATTGCTGTTATGTTACCATCTTGTATAGCTTCAAATAGTTTGCCTTCTACAAAATCTAAACTAACATTAAGAAGTTCCTTAACTCTATCGTTGTAGTCATCATCTTCTCGCATCCATTTGTAAGGAGTTGTTCTATCTACCCCTATCTTCTTGGCTGCTTGAGACATAATGCCCATACTTTTTTCTAAAGCCTCTAAGAATTGCTCCTTTTTTATGTGTTGATTTTGTTGTCTCAAATTGTTTTCGGACTTTTCCACGCTTGACTGTATTTATGTTCCTTTATATTTAACGCATCAAATACCCCTTTTTTATACAAAAGTTCAACTTCATCCTTACTAGCACCGATAGATTTTATTATATGTTCTTTAGATACTTGATGCTTATCTATTAATAATCTAACTATTTCGTGCATTTTAATTGCAATATGATTGCCTTTTGCTCTATTTATTCTGATTGTCAAAAGCATTCTTTCTGCTTCTGTCAAATTCATTACAACGCAAGGTACTTTATTTTTGTATTTTTCTTTTAGTTTCTTACTATTTCTTGATAAAAAACTTCTGTGGTATCCGTCTATAATAGTTTTGTCTTTATTAATTAGTATCGGTTGTATCCAACCATTAGTTAAAATACTAAGTTCTAATAATTTAAGTTCCTTATTAAGAACGACATTAGGATTGTAGTCATTAGCATTTAATTCATCTACATTAATCCATTCTATATTACTTACTGGGTCTTTGTCAAACATTGTGGTCTCTATTTAGTATTGTAAAATCGTGTCTAAAAACTGGTGGATATTGCTTACCATTTAAAACTTCTAAAAAATATTCTTCAACTGCTGTTGGATTTCTGTGTTTACTATGGTGCATCATATGACATCTCCAACAAAGCTGTACTAATGCATCGTTTACTTTTTGCATTTCTGCTCTTGTGATTTCTATAGGAAACCTGTCAAATACTTCCTTAAGAGTATAGTAAGTTGCATCATAATCTTCATTATGTAAATGTATAATTCCTTTTGTTTGATGACATATTTTGCATTTTGTAGGCTGTGGTATCCAACCCATTTTTTTTGCTTTGTTTGTTAGTTTTAAAGATTGTTTTCTAAATTCAGGTGTCCATTTTTTGTAACTTCTCATTCTATCTTGTTTTTTACATATGTTATATTATTGCGTACTGACTCTATTTTGAAACCTTCTTTAATGTATTTAGGTAAACTCATTTCTGTACAATATGCACTAATAATTTTTACTTGTTTATTACTTAAGGTAATTAAAATTCTTTCGTTCCACAAATCTGTATATATCTTTTTTCCTCTAAATTGTTTGTCAATGAAATCTGTTTTAAATCTTAAATGATTGTTTGCAATATAACACCAACCTACAACCCCTATTGGATTGCCTTCATACTCAGCTATTAAATACTTAGTGTTTGTTTTATTGTCTCTGTCTATCGCTACTCTTTCTTTTCTTAAATACTTAGCAAACTTTCTATAAACCTTATTATGCTCTGAGGCTAATATCTTCATAATCAAAATATGCTTGTTTTTTATCAGGGGTCGGTATAAAAGTTCTTTTGTAGTCTCCTCCTATTACTTTTTTAAATACATACAAAGCAGGGTAGCCACCAAATATATTTTCTTTATCAGTATTATTGTTTCTTGTTTTTCTTGACCTAGCTACTGCATACATAGCTTTGTTGTATTGATATTTCTCTTTTATATTTTCTTCTATATATAATAGTATCGCACTCCAACAGTCTCCTGCTTTTTCTTTATACTCGTATGCAATTTTTTCTGTAGAACCTTTTATTACATCTTTATAATATCTTGCCTGTATTTCTACCTCAGGAAAAATATCCATAATTTGATTGTATAATATTGGGTCTAATGTTTTTACTTTATGTAAATTTTTTGCTGCTTCTGCGTGTAAAACAGTTGCAACTCTTAAAGAATCTTTGTTAAAAATCTGCATATCATATACTTGACAATAATCTATCTTCTTATCATAAAAGTATTTAAATACATCTTTTTCTTCCCAGTCATATATCGGTTTACCAAGTGTACCATTTTTCATATTAGGGTTCTTTGTCAAATAAGAAACCTTACTCATTGTAATACCTGCAAATCTCAATAAACTTTCTGATGCTCTAATTCCTATCATTGTACAGCATCTTTTATTTCCTTCAAATACCAAAGGGTCAAATGTATATTGGTCATAAACACCTTCAATAGTAATACCACAGTCAGGTTTAGGAACAACCCAATCTCTATTCTTGTCCCATTGTATATATTGTTCTTTTTTTCCTAATATATAAATCTCACTTTCTAGCTGAGTAGTGTAGTATTTAAAATTGTATCTAGGATTATTTACAAAAGTCAAAACAAACTCTCTTACAAATGAGTTTATCATTTCTTCATCTCTAAAAACTACATTAATCTTGTCTGTAATTTGTTCTCTTTCAAAATACTCTTCAACTAATTTTAACATAGCAAGACTATCTTTACCACCTGAGAAACTTACCCAAACTTCATCGTGTCCGTTATATATTCTTTCGATACGATTTAAAGCAGCTTCATAAACATTCTCATCTAAATAAACTAAATCTTTTTTACTCGCCATCTATAAACTTTAATATCATTTTACTTTCTGACATATTGTTTTCATCATAAACCTCTGCTATATAACGTAAAACTCTTTCACTTACATTGTCGTGGTCTGCAAATTTGTTCTTTAGTCTTTTAAGGAAGGCATACCATATATCCATTTCTTCTTCATTACTAAAATAAATAGTGAAATCATTAAACTTCTCATCAGTAACGCCTTTAATACTTTCAATATCTTCTTCTTTATTAAATAAACTAGGGTCTAACTCCATACCCCAAGTATCTAAATCTAATACGTCATATTCATTTGCTATAGTATCCCACTCCCATTCTCCGTAGCTTAGATTATCTTTTATAACAAATTCTTTTTTTTGTTCTTCAGTCCAATTATCTGCAACAACAATATCAACTTTTTTAATCCCTGCTTCTCGACAAGCCTTAAGCCTCATATTGCCACCAATAACAGTCATATTTTCATCTACAACTATAGGTCTTTTTTCTAGCATCTCAGGAAAGTCTTTTATTGACTTAACTAATTTCTGAAATTTAAAGTCTTTTATTATTCTAGGATTACTTTCGTTTGGCTTTATTTTTTCTATTTCAATTTTCATCATACAAATTTTTAATTGGTAACACTATTCCTTTACTCGTATTATTATCTCCACCTAATTTTATTTCTCCTTTAACTCTACATATTTCTTTTAGCTTTTCTGTTCTAATAAAAATTACAACTTCTTCAGATAATACAAAAGCATACCAATCAGCTTTAGTTCTTGCTAAACCACTTGACTTACCTCTGCTTTCATACTCTATATATACATTCCCTGTTTTTAATGCTAAAAAATCTCTCTTCACTTCAACAGCACTATTGTCAAATAAATAACCTAAGTTTCTTTCTGCAACTTGCCCTATCCTTAAATCATCTTCAAAATTATTGTTGTAATTCATTATTATTCTTTTGATACATATATATAAAAAGGTCTGCCAATAAAGGCTCAGAATTATCTATAATAGTTTTAGCTAAAAACTTTCTGCTATTAGGTGAGGTGCTGTCTTTTACAAGCAAGTTATAATATTCTAATAATCTTGAGTTGTAAGTAGAATACATTTCAAAGTTCTTGTATGCGTGATGTACTGTTGAGTGGTCATAATGCTTACCATTTTTTTTAAAGAAATCTCTAATAGAAAACAAACTCATTCTCTCTACTTCTCTAAGTATATAAATCAATAATGACCTATGTTCTATTACTTCTCTTTTTCTTGAGTTTTCAAAGACATCTATGCCTGATGTGTTTATTATTAAATTAGCCAACTCATCAGCATATTTGTAGTTTCTTTTTATAGTTCTTCCCATAATGTATATTCATTTAAATCTTTATCTACGTTATCAATATATTCTTTTATTGCTCTTTCACATTTTTGTTCTCCACTAAAATAAAACTCTTCTGAGACTTCACAAATTTTAGGCACTAAAGAATCTTTATCTATTGCTATAAATAAAAAGTCCTTATAGCTAACATTAAAAAGATTTGAGTAAACAAAACATTGTAAATCATAAGAAAAATTATAAGCAGAGTGTTTAAAGTTTTTAATATTAGTAGTCGTTTTTAAATCTATAATACCTCCATCTTTTGTTATTATATCTGCTTTACCTCTAAAAGGCATACCCATAACCTCTCCTGCTATAGGTACTTCTGTTTGTGCTTTATTTAGATATTTAACTAAACCACTATTCTTTAAAAAAGCATCTGCTAATCTTTCTGCTGAAGCCTTCTCTGTACTTGTAAATACTTTTACCTCTTTATTATCTTTATGATGTAAAACTGCATCTCTATATGCTACTGTATTTTTAGATTTTGCCCAAGTAAAATATTGATTTTCAAATACATCAGGTTCTAATATAGCAGTATGAAACAACCATCCATCTCGCAAAGGCTGTGTTTCTTTTTGCCCATACTTTTGTACATAATAGTATTTTTTGTATGAATCTAATAACAACTTAGCAGAACTACTACTAAGCATATTTTTACCACATAGTTTATAGTAAAACTCATCATCATCCATATTGTGTATAAGTTCATCTTTACTCCAAACTGAGCCATCTAATAGTTTTATAGTCACATTATCTTTCATCCCAGTCATCTTTAAAAGTTACTTCACTTTCTATTAAACTCTCATAATCCTGATAGGAGTTCATAAGAGCGTGTCTTAAGTCATCTATCTCATCCCATCTTGCTCCGTGTGGGTTATCATCCCAAGTATATTTTAATTCTTGTACTACTTTTTTATTCTTAAAAATAGTTATTGAATATTCTCCTGTACATTCTAGTTTCCATCGTGTACTTCTTTCTCTTTTATCACTTTCTTCTAGCTTAGTAATTAATTGTGCTTTAGTACATTTTTCTAAAGTTTCATAATAACCATCGTGAAAATGTCTTTTTTGTTTGCTCATAATTCTATTAAGTTTATCTGATTATATATAAATCTTAAATCATCTAATAAAATTTTCTTACGATAGTCAGATAAATCATCATTTATAGATAAGCGATATTTTTTTTCTATATCTACAATTACACCACTAAGCCTACCTAATGCTTTTCCTATTCTTGGTGCATTTCTTCTGTTACTGTCTTGGTATTTTGTTACCAAACCTTCTAAATGTTCTTCTAATATATTTGTCATAATTTTACTTTTTTATTTATTTGTTTTAACTCTTCTTCTACTCTTCTTGCTCTTTCAATTGCTCTAATCTTATCTTGTCTATACTCAGATATTGTTGTATGGTACAAAGATTTCTCATATTTAAGTTTATTAGCTATTAAAGAAACTTTTAACATAGCATCTCTTAACATTTGCAAATCTTTATTATCAGGTCTTGACTTATACCACTTAGTAGTAATTTCCTGTAGTATTAAAAGATTAGTATTTAATTCTACATCTTCAAGAACATCAAATTTTTTCTGCATTTGAAATTTTGCTATATCCATTACATAAAGATATAAAAAAATTTTAATAAATCAAAGGCTGTTCTTATTTATTATACTGGCATTTTCCTCAGAAAGTAAATAACAAGGTTTTTTTATTTTTTTGCTGTTCCATAAAGTTGTATCAGGACAATACATTTCTACTGGTTCAGGTAGTTTTATTTGATTTAACCAAAATAAATAATTTGCTCGAGGGTCATTGACAAAATAAAGTTTTACCATATCGTGTGGCATATCCATAAGTCTGTTATATTTATCAACTTCAAGCATTTTAGTAGGATAATACTTTTGCCTAAACTTCATTTCCATACAACACTCTATACCTTTTGGTGTTCTACCTATTGCATCATAATGGTCAAAACCACCACCACACCATTCTAATTCCCAACCATCAAAATTTAAAAGTATTATTATAGCCTGTTCCCATTTATGTACATCTTTTATTTTCAACCTTTACCATTTTTGTATATAGTGTTAAGGTGTTCTATCCAAGAATTATAAGTTTTAGGACTACAAGTACAAGGCAAGTAATAACTGTGTTTAAAATAAATAGAATGTAATCTAGCTAAAGTTTCTTGTTCGCCTTTAGTTAAAGTGTTTTTATCATTTGCAAGAAATGCTGTCCAAGCATTATAATGTTCAGGTTTCATTTTAAGCATTGCGATTAATTTTAAGGTTGTTTAATTTTTCTTTTCTATCATTACAGCCACAATAATCTTTTTTTAAAATGTCAAACCATATTTTATCGTGCAACCATTTTATGCCTGTTACTTTAAATATTTTTTCTACTAAGTCTCCTAATTTCATTTTTCAAAAATTTGTTTAGATAAATATTTTTTTACTTTATTGTATGTATTATAAATTGAGTAATAACTAATCTTTGTTTTATCACTTAAACTTTTTATACTTTCTCCTTCTTGAATATGATTATATATTTTTTTATCATACCAATGTAATTTATTTAATTCTTTGTTTATTTTGTTTTGATATTTTTCTATGTCATCTAATTCACTAAATTCTTTAATGTGTAATTTTTTAAATAAATTAATAATATCTTCCTCAGAATAATCTTTAGTGTTTTCTATACTGACAAATTTTACCTTTGATTGTTTTCTTGTTAAATCAATAAACATAGTTCTAAGAGTTCTAAATATATAAAAGTGATTAATTTCAGTTTCGTTATACATTATGTCACCACCTTTAGAAATTAAAAAATGTATTTTAATGTACATTTCTTGAACAATATCTTCACTAGTCTCAGCATTGCAACCGAAACTTTTTACTATTCTTATCCAATCTTTGTGCTTTTCTGCTAATAACTCTAATGTGCTTTTCATAACTCAAACCAAGTTATATGAAATCCAAAAAAGAATAACATAACTGTCACTTGCTCATAAAAATCTTCAGGCTCTACATTATAGTTATCAGGTTCTAAGTTAGGATTATAATATAAAATACCTAAACTAAGACCATAAACAGGTATCAGTTGTATGTTAAAAGCAGTATTATTTATGTTAAAATTTATCAAAAAGGTAAATTAATCTGTACTCTCTTTGGTAAATCTAGTAAATTTTTTTCGTTTATTTCAAATCCAACGTTATTTATAACACTTTTAAGACGTATTGGTGCATCAATTGATGTAGGACGTCCACCTGTATCGACATCTTTTACCTTACGCACGTGAATAAGGCTGTACATCCATTCTGTTGGATGCTGCACATATCTATGAATCACAAGAAAATCATCTGCTCTGTTTACAAACTTACCACCACCCTCCACATCACTTGCCATTGGTGGAATAGGATGACCAAAATATTCGTGTCTTTCTCCGTGTCTTTTTCTTAGTGCATCTGTATTAGCGTGTGTATTAAGCCAAATTGATACTTGCATTTTTTTACAAAAAACTCTCATCTCACTACAAGCAAAGTAATCATACTCGTGTCCGTTATGTGTTTTTGCTAAAATTTTATCTTTCATCATTGAATTATAAGGGTCTATAAGTAAACCATCATAATTCCAAGCATTTTTAACATTCTCTGCTAATTGTAATATTTCTTTGTAACTATACAATTGAGTAGGGTCTATAAATTTAAAATGAGAATTAATAAACTCACTTCTATCTTTGAAATATTCTTCTTCAATTTTGTGTATAACACTTCCCTCCATAAACTCTATAAGTTTCTTAATGAGAGTATAAGGTTCATTTTCACTACTAAATACTAACCATCTAAGATTGTGTTTAATACTATACATTAACATAAGATACAGTATAACAGTTGTCTTGCCTGTATTTGCGTGACCTAATATTACATTAAAATTTCCTGCTTTATATCTAAAATGTTCATCAATCTCAGGAACATCTAGCTTTAGTCCCTCTTTAATTTGTCCACTTCTAACCTGCTTAATTTTCTCTAAATGAGCATTAAAATCTATTATCATCTTTTCTTCGTTTGTATAAATATAAAAAAAAAGAGTAACAAAATTAATCGCTACTCTTTAATAAAAATCAACTAATTAA